CTCACGTGAACCTCCACTCCCCTTTAGGAACCCTAACCCTAGGAACCGAACCCTAACCCTAGGACTAACCCATAAGGTTTGTTCTTTTGTTTCATAATTCTATATAGGGCATACCACCCCTATATATCACCTTTATCCATTTTATGTTTAACCCTTTTATGTCCGAAAAAGCATGTTCAAAATGGAATTGTCCAAGATGTGAACGTCAATACAAAAGACACGGAATTTGGTGGGAAAGTGACAATGAAGCATTCAAAAAAAGACTTTCAGTAATTAGACAAGGGCCATTCAAGTACCCTGGCGTATATAAGGCCCAATAAAGCCATTTTTTTATTCTATTTTTTTTGGGTTTTTAAGTAGTTTCAGTAATACTAGTAGCAGTATACTTTACATCAGTACGAACAGATTTTTTCTTATGTACAAGGCAAACAGCCAATTTAATTGAATTTTCAAATCCAATCTTAACAGCATTAGCATCAGTCGAATTAATGACTTCTTCAAGACAAATCATTTGACTAGGATAGATAGTATGAGAATGGATCGAAGATGCATTCCCACGATAATTAATTCTTCTCAACAAAGGGAGTAACTTCATTTTCCCAGTAAATGAACCAGTCAATGTTTTGATAACACCAGGATCAAGATACACCTTATTACGCCTCAGACAATTTGTAAACAACCTCGACGAAGGTGGCTCTTTAAAGTTGTTTGGCAAAGTAGCTGCACCAAACGTTTTCGTTTGAACAGTCAACGACAAAGTCTTAAAATCACCCGTTGACTCTTGCACAGTATTAGGAAGACCTTTGAAATCATAAATATAACCTTCCAAAGGTTTTGCATCATTAACATCAGTTGTAGTGGTTCCACTTTGATTCAAAGTTCTATTTTGTATCTTCAAAGTAGATTGACCAGTATAATAGGCCATTTCTTCTCTCAAGTCAATTGTAGCTTTCAGCATATTGAAATCAGTAGATCCACCGGCAGCACGGAGAGGTGCAAACAGACTAAGAGTATAATACTCATAAGTATTCTGAGCCGCGGCAGTTCCATTACCACTAGAATACAAATAAAATGAAGCATAAAACTGTTGAGCAACAGTTTCAATTGTATCACCATTAACTAACGGATACGTTTGAAAAACGTCATAGTTAATATCAGTTCCGGTGGAATCACCACCATACAAGGTAACAACAAGACCAGCAGGATCAGTAGTACCAGATCCCATTGTGTACTGGATCTCTTGTTGAGCAGACGGACAAGCCCAATCAAGACCTTTCTTAAACAGCTTCTTCATTAAATTTTGCACCAATAGATTAATCATCAACTCATCGGATATGACAGGATTGACAATATAGACAGTATCAGCATCGTCTACGGATCCGAACTCTTCCTTTCCAACAGCAATACCAAGAGCACGAATGTTAGGAGGTTTCTGAACCTTACGAGATCGTTTCTTTTTCTTCAACATCTTCTTAGCTTTTGTTTTGGCCATACGTTTACGTTTAAACGGTCCACGATACACACCACCACCGTTCATTGGCACGCCAGCCGACAGAGCGGAGCGAGGAGTAGCGTTGCTAGCCCGAGGTGGCGGATTATCAATTTGCATCTTTGAACCCAAGTATTTTGACGTTGCCGCTGCTGCGGCGTCAAATGCAAGTTGTTTGGCGGTATTATAAGCGAACTGTTTCCCATAGTCAATAGCTCGGTTTGTAATGTAGTGCACAGGATCTGAGGATCGACGATTTCTGCCATAGTTAGATACCATAATACAGGGGTTAGATAAACACACAAGCCATTTATAGGCCCATTTTGGCGGCAGCGAAGCCCGCCCAGAGAGAGACTCGTAATATTAAGAGTCTCTCTCAGGGCCAGGGTCCTTTAGGAGGAGGAGGAGGACTTATAATAAGTCCTAGCTAAGCCACTAAGGAAAATTCTTTATTGTAAATAACTTAATTCTTCTTCTAATAGCAGGATCATCAATCAAAAGTGGCCATTCATTACAGGTAAACACCTTATGAATACCAGCAGGAATATGAGCACAAGTATTACGGCAATGAATATCACTAGCATTGTGGTAATCAACCAAATGAATTTGACTTGTTCGAGGATAATGAACAAAGTGAACATCATCAAAAATAATAGACTTATGGAAACCAGGACGAAATTTCTTCAAACTATCAATATGACGAACAAACAAACACGGCTTTGGCATGTTAATCTTCGCCCAAGTAGTTTTCCCAGTACCAGATTCACCACGAAGGATCCATGTCTGAGTTGAATCAACGTATTTCAATTCTTTCAATTGATCACATATACGACCTTCATGTTCATCACCTAAGATGGTACAATCATCTTGACGCATACGCGTCCAGAACCACTGAGCATATTGGAAGGTAATCTTTTTGGTGAGACAATATTCCATCCACTGCTCTTCAGTGTCCATTTGCGCCAAGGTTTCCTGCAAATTATCTTCAGGTTCATCTTCCGGGCCTTCGAGAAAGTCACCGTCTTTTTTGCAATACTGTTTGCATGCAGCCCATTTCCTTGGGTCTTGCTTATTGGGGTGCACTCCAAAATCGTCCAACCAATCAACGGCTTTTCGTTGGTGGGTTTTGAACTCCACGCAGGCGTGAAGATGGGGCTGCCCGTCTTGGTGTAACTCACGGGCAACCAAGTATGATCGGACGGGCGCCTTGCCTTGCAAATATGCAACAAGCTCTTGTGGAGTGCGAGTGCAAGTGGGGTAGGTGAGGAAGAAACGTTTTCCATCGTAGAAAGAGGGCATTGGTGGCTGAGTAGTGTGTTTAAATTAAATATACATTATTGTTACGGCTCACTCACGTGAACCTCCACTCCCCTTTAGGAACCCTAACCCTAGGAACCGAACCCTAACCCTAGGACTAACCCATAAGGTTTGTTCTTTTGTTTCATAATTCTATATAGGGCATACCACCCCT